CACTCACCTCTTACACATGTTCCAGCCCCAGGGTTTCAAACTCCATTGTGTGGTCGTCATTTGCCCAGGTGTGGGTCACCTTCTCCAAAAGGACGTATTGGTCGAGATTGATATCCCCAAGACCCTGTACCTTCATGAGCACCATCTGTCCCGCCCGCAGGCCGGGCACCCCCAGGGAGGATACCTTCAGCGTCCGCATCCGGCGGTTATAGCACGACAAGGTGGCCCGGGCCTGGGCCTGTACCTGCGCGTCATTCATGGTGCCATCCACCGTCTGGTAGAGCTGGAGCATGCCCCACTGTCCAATTGTGGCGCTGTCCTCCGCTACGAACACATCCGCCCTGCCGGTCTCCTCGTTGGGCCGGGCCAGTTTGACGTGGTTGTAGGTCTGCTCGTCGATGTCGGTCTTGTAGGTGTAGTCGGTCAGCAGGGACATGTCGCCGATGACCACGTTGGAGACCATATCCCGGGGCTGCCGGAGGGCCAGTCCGTTTCCATCATCGAACAGTACATAGATGTTCCCGGTGTTGAGCAGGGTCTGTTGGATGGCCTCCCCCAGGATATCCAGGCAGCTCTCGTCCTCCTTATAGAAGTCCGGGATAGCGTACCCCGTATCCGCTACCTGCCCCACGTCAATCTGGAGGTCGGCGGCGATCTGCCGGAGCATATCCCCGGCGGTCTGCGCCTCAAAGTTATAGGATGCGTTGGCCTTCAGATAGCGGATGCGGTCGTAGCATGTGACCTGAATCTCCCCCCAGCGGTCCTTGCTCTTGGTGAATACCCAGCCGTAGAACTGGAGCTGGCCGTCCGCCGAGAACCGGACGATATCGCCCTCGGCGAAGCTCAGATCCCCGGCTTTCAGTACATTGAATTTCAGTGTGCCCGGCGAACCGGTGCGTTCCGTGCTCCAGGTAACCTCCGGCACGGAGTTGGATATCTCCCACATCTTTCCGCCGGACTTGTTGGCAATAATCAGCTCTGTCTTCACGTATCGCTCACCACCTGGAGGGCGTTTTTGTCTATCCAGCCCAGGGGATTCCCGGCCTCGTCTGTGATGTGGACGCTGGCGGGGCGGGTGGCGTCTACAATCCGTGACACCAATACCCTCCGTCCGGAGGCCGTGCCGTGGGGCTCATCCCCGTAGCTGGTATAAAAATAGGAGCCGTTGGCAATGCACGCCGCACCGGCATAAAGCTGTCCTTGCGGGATTGTGCGGGAGGGTTCCGCTGTGACTTCCACCGGCATCCCCGCGGGCTGCCGGCCGCTCTGTGCAGAAAGAGACTGCGGGGTATAATCCCGATACTCGGTCAGAGTCAGATCGTAGTAAAAATCGCCGGTCTCCCCTCCGCGCTCCTCGGTGTTGAACTGGGTGACCAGCACTTCAAAGCCGGTGTCGCCAGTCATGAATGGCTCCCCGTTCTCATAGTACCGCACGGGGGTGTAGATGATGGGCGCCTTGTCGTTCATGGCGCTCTCAAAGAACTGGATGTAATACTCAGGCAGGTGGAAGGCGCCCCATTGATTGCTTCCAGAGAACTCCCGCCCGGGGAAAAAGGAGGAAATGGTCACCTCCCGCAGCTTGGGTATGCGGGGGATCATGATGGGGCCGATGCCCAGCACGTTGTATTCGCTGTTGTCGTTGTCCCGGGCCACGGGCAGCTTTTCCGGGTTCACCGGCAGGCGGATGACCGTACCGTCCCGCGTGAAAAACAATCCGAAGTTATTGACGGACATACCGGCCTCCTCTTTTCTTATCCGCTTGCGGGCCGCGCCGTGCTGCGCGTGGAGCCGGAGGCGGTCTGCTCGATCAGAATGTCCCGGATGGCATTGGCGAGGCTCTGGCGGTCGGCGGCGGTCCGCCCGGTGTTGGCTCCGTTGACCGTGATCACCGGAGTCTGCGCCGTCAGGTTGACGTTGTTCACATACCGCCGCTCCGCCACGTCCACCAGGGATTTGATGTCCTCGTCGCTCATCTTGACCGACTTCTCGATGCCCTTCACGCTCTTCCCAATGCCGCCAAGTTGGCCGGACAGCTCGTCGTACGGCGTGCTTGATGGAATCGCCTGATTTTCCTGACCTGCAGCCTGTGCCGCTCTTTTTTCCTGGATTTCGGCCTGTCTGGCGGCATGGTTGACATCTCGGTCGGCCCACATCTGGGCCAGCTTGTCCGCCCTGTCCTGAGTCCGCTGCTCCACCTCCTGACGGGCCTCCTCCAGAGCCGCATTTCGCTCGGCCTTAGCCGCCTCATTTTCCGCGGCCGCCGTGGCGGCGAAGGTGGTCTTTTGGATGGCCTCGATGGATACGCCCGGAATCAGGTTCAGCTTGTCGATAAACCAGTTGATGATGTCAATAGCGCCGTTCACCATTCCCTGCAGGATGTTGAGAACCCCCACTTTCATGTCACCCAGGAAATTCTGGATGCCTGCGGCCACGGTCTGAATTTTCAGTCCCAGCTGGTCAAACAAATCCATGACGAAGTATACGCCTGTGAAGAAGCCTGCCTTTACGGTATCCCAGGCGAAGAGCAGCGCATCCACCACCGTGAGCCACGCAATCTCTAATCCTCCCATAGACTGAACCCATTGATAAATCGCCGCAACTACCAGGCCAATAATAAGTACAATGTAAGTAAGGGGGTTGGTGAGCAATGTGGTAAAAAAAGCCTTTGCCGCACCATTCGCAATCCAGGTGGCAGCCGCCTGAATCCCAAGACCGGCCGCAAAGGCGACTGCACCGGCGGCCAGGCCGGCCAAAATCGGAGCGAGCTCTTCCAAGTGGTTTGCCAACCAGGAGATTGCATCCAGCACCGGGTCAAGGGCCTGAATGGCGACGTTCTGGAACATCGTCCACACCTGCGCCCAGGTCATGGGCATCTGCTCAAACTGGGCGTTGGTCTCCTCCGCCGCCCCAAGCATGGCGTTCTTGACCACCTCCGCGGTGACCTTTCCCTCGCTGGCCAGCTCCCGCATCTCCCCGGTGGTGACACCCATATACTCCGCGATGGTCTGGGCAATCATGGGTGTCTGCTCCAGCACTGAATTGAGCTCCTCGCCTCGTAGGGTGCCGGAGGCCAGGCCCTGGGTAAGCTGCACCAGCGCAGCCTGGGCAGACGCACCGGAGGCCCCGGAGATCGCCATCTGCTTTTGAATCTGCTCGGCAAAGGCGATCAGCTCGTCCGTCCCTGTAAAGGCGTTCCCGGCTACCGTGCCAAGCTGGGAGACAAAGTCCGCCATATCAGCGTAGGCTCCACGGCTGCGCATGGCCGCCTGATAAATCTCCTCCTGGGCTGCGGCCGCCGCCTCGGCGCTGCCGGTCATGAGCCGCAACCGGGCGTTGATGCTGGTGAGCTGGTCGGAGGTGTTTACCAGCCAGCGGACGGACTGCATACCCAAGAAGGTGCCTGCGAGGTTGCGGATGCTGCCGGACAGAGTGTCGGTGGCGGCCGCGGCCGTCCTCTGGCTCCGGCTGTACTCCTCCGTGGCCCGCTTTGCCTGCTGGGTCACCCCCGCTGCCTGCGTTCCATAGCGGAGGTATTTTGTAAAGGTGTTGGTGAACTTATCGTATAAAATCAGTTCTTCCCGGATCTGGGCCATGCTCTCACCTCCGTTTCGCCCGGTCTTGGGCCTCCTTCTGATCTCTCATGCTCTTCAGAGCAAACTCGATGACCAGCCGTTTCTCCCTGGACGGGAGGGCGTCATACCGGGACGGGGCCCAGCCGAGGTTCACGAAGCAGTAATATGCCACCAGCATCTCCGTGTCCCAGCCGGCCCCGTCCATCAGTTTTTTACCTCATCCTCCTGCTCCGCAAAGCCGGACAGCTTCGTAATCTCCTTGACCAGCCGGGCATACTCGCCGGACAGCAGCAATTTACCGGGCACCAGCAGCGGGTCCAGGACGCCGCACCCGTCGCACAGCTCCTTGCTGGAAAAGTCGGGTTCCACCGTGGCGGCCACCACCATGCGGCGGGTGAAATCCACACTGTCCAACTGCTCGATTGTCTGTCCGCCCTCCTTCCGGCGGCGGGTGGCCTGCCGGGTGATGGCGTCGTTCTCCTCCTGGGTCAGCGCCCGGATCTTGAAGGGCACGGGCTGGCCACTTTCGTCCTGAAAGCGGTTGGAGATGACAACCTCCTTCTCCTCCGAGGTAGTGACGGGATGCAGAAATGCGGAAAGCTTACTCATATCGGTTCCTCCTTAATTACCCAGTTGGGCCGGATCGTTGAACGCCTGGAGCCGTGCCACGCGGGTGTAGGCGAAGTTGAAGTCATAGTTCAGCATGGTCTCCTCACTGTTCAGAACGGAGAGGGGCACGGTGCCGGTCAGGTGGCATCCGTAATAGGCCATAACCTGGGAGCCCAGTGTCGCCGAAGCGGAATCGGAGTTGGTAATCTGAATATCAAACTCCGGCATGACGCCGGTCTGGATGTACTGGAGCACCATGTCCGTCCACAGGTTGGTGCCGTAGTAGATGTTGCCGGTACCCGTCAGCTTGGCCCCGTTGGGCTTGTCCTGGATGGTGCGGGTGCCAATGACCCGCATATCGCTGCTCTGGATTTCCGCATTGGTGGTGATGTTCCGCATACCGGCCACCACATAGTTCCGGCCCTCTTTGGTAACCACCACGGAGCCCTCCGCGCCGGTGACGGTGTCTTTTGCCAGCAGATAAGCCATATTCACACCTCCCTCAATTCACGGTGATGGTGACGTAGATCTTCTCCACGCTGTCCACCGGCTGGATCGCCAGGTTGACCACAATGGCGTCAATGGCCTCGCCGGGCTCTACGGTCACGTCCTCGGCCTCAAAGTTCTGAATGCCGTTATTGGCCTGGATGTCCAGCAGATACCCCACGATGGCGCTCTTGAACATCATGCGGCCCTGCTCGTTGTTGTTGACCACGCCGATGTAGCCATCGGAGAACTGCTGATAGATGTCGTTGGCGATGGTGTTCAGCAGCCGGATCACCCGGTTCTTGTGATAGGGCCCGGTGATATCGGTGGTATAGGTCACCAGAGAGTTGATATCCTGCTCCACCTTCACCACCCCGCCGTCGGCAAAGAGGACAAACTGGCCGGCAGTCAGGGCGTCGATGTACCCGGAGTTGGTCAGCTTGGGGGACACGTCCACCGCGTTGGGATAGGCGGCGTAGGTCAGGGACTCGTTATACTGGGCCCCAGCCAGGGCCCCGCCCGCCCACCAGGTCACCTGCTGGGGGGTGAGGGTGGTGCCGTCGCTGAGCACAACGCCGCTCATGATGTTGACCACAAAGCGGTCGTCCGGGTTGGTGAGCCCCGCGGCCACCAGTTGGGTATAAGCCCCCTCCTCCGCCGCCAGGCGCTTCACAAAGGCCACCATCGCGTCCTGCACGGTGGTGTCGGTGCCGTCGTAAATGAGCACGTCGAACTTGTAGGGTTCGATGGCTGCCAGGAAGTCGGTGTAATCGGCGGATGCGGGAGAACCATCGGCGCCGCCGGAGAGCGCCTTTCCCACCGTGGCGGCCAGGGCTCCGGTACCACTCCAGGCCACCCAGTCGTTGGCGGATAGCTCCTCCACCGTCTTTGCGGTCTGCTGGTCCACAATCTCCCCGCCCACCACCGTGGACACGGCGAAAGCATCCTCCAGGTCAGTCAGCTCGGTAATGACGATGGAGATATCGTTGCCCCGAACCCCGGGATACTTTGCGGT